CCCCGCGCCGTTCTCTATACCTTCCACGATCTTGTTCAGGGATCGTGGCAAATAGATGACGGTAGCGCTTTCCTGTCATTTCAGACCGGAAAGTCGGCCGTTGCATGTCCTTCTCCCATTCAAAAATAGGAGGTTTCTCATGCAACATCACACCTTCAGTTGTTCTCGACTCACGTCGATAACCAACGATGGTTGACTGAGCCTTAAGGGCCAAAAAGTAGTAGGGGTCGTGGCGGTCCTCTCGGCGAACATCTGCCTCGAAAGTCAGAACGTTCGCTTTGAAGACTCCGCGTTCCCAACAACCGTTGGTCCAATCAAGCTCAATCAGTCCATTGAGGGTATGAATGCCAGCTGTATCAGGGAAATCATCGGGAGCCCTTAACGGGTTACTTCCCCGAAGGGAAGCGATGAGTTCGAAAATAAAGCTGAGCGTGGCCGGTATCTCTAGAGGATTCCAGCGGCGAGTTAAGCCGTTGAAGGTCTTATAGAGATATGCTTCTATTCGGCGCCTCCCGGCGTCTTGAGGTAGACCCTTTCCAAGGAAGAAAGGGCGAACGTCGATCCCGCGGTAGTAGTCATGACCGCAGGATTCCCTGAACTCACCCGTCGCGAACGTCTTTTCGGCGTTCAAGACAAGACCTAAGAGAGGAAAAACATAGCATACGGTTGTATGCATGCGTTCATCATAGATCAAGTCATCACCGAAAACTGAGATAACCGTCTGCTCGTCAAGAGACAGATGATCTCTAATCGCTAAGAGCAAGGACAAGAAAACAATGGTCTGGAGCGGAAAAGTGAAGCCGATCCCCATCGTCGAAAACGTTGGAGAGTCGATTTCGTCCCCGTAAAGGGATATCCGCTGGATTCTCCCAAACTTGAGGGCGTGAGCCCACTTGCTTGAGAAGATCCTGTCTACCAGTTGAACAGTGATGTTATCACTGGCCATTGACTGGTCAGCTGTGACGAGAGAACCCGTCAAAGAGCCGAACTTAGCGAGCTCGCCATGGACACTTTGAAGTGTCTTAATGTCGTACCCGTAAGAACGAAGACGTCCTTCGAGGACTCTGCCGAGGCCACCAGAGTACAAAGTACCGATGGTGGTGTTAGGCATGATCATCCTCTTGGACTTCCAGGTCTTGTCGACAAGAACGGCGTCGAGCCTGTCAATCGATTTAAAGAGTGGCTTTGAGAAAAGCACTGCTCTTCGCTCAGCGTAAAGATACGCTGGTCGGTTGAAACACGAGTAACTGTGTTTAAACCAATCGATATGTTCAAGCGAACCCGTTATAGGTGCCTCATAACGCTGGCCTTCACAGGCTTTGCGCATGGAAATACCGACGGACGACTTTTTGCCGAACGTTGCCTCAGACATGATTTCCAGTGGGTCAAAATAACCCAAAATCTGGTCCACATACCCTCGAGCTCCAAAAAGAATGGAATCGACCGTGAGGTCTTCTCCGCTCTCTGGAATTCGAAAGTTCAACAAGCGCTTTTGATTCTCAAAGAATTTATTCTTAGAGAGGTCCAAAATTTCTTGTGATGTATGGAGGTCATGCTGAAACTGATACTTCTTAAACAGCTCCGAAAGCTGATAAGAAATCTTCAGTGCGTAAGGTTGGTGATTAGTCAACTTAACGTCACACACCAGACCCCTTAGCTTTTCCACATTGCGGGAGGCAAAAGCCTCTTCAGCCGCGTGAACAGCATTAGGATCAAACGGCTTAAGGTCTTCGACAAGATGATTTGCGAGTTTCCAGGCAAAGTCATCGTTATCCCACTTTAGTGGGACAATGGGGCTCTGTTTCATTTAGTTTCCTATTTTCAACAGTTAGGACAGCCTATCGGACAAACTCCCAGACCTGAGTCGCATCATTGCCAATCAAGGTTTTTACAACCAAGACGACAATCGCGATTATTACAGCTCTGAAAGCCCATTCAATAGTTCGGTCAGGACGATTCAAGGCCGCGGAACCGAGGCTTACGCCAAGGAACCCGCTGCCCAGAAGTTGTCCGTGTCCGAATCCATCAACAGCTGGGCCGCTCGCTTATTGAACTCGACAGCATTGGCTGCCGAGAGCTCAGGATGGAGCTCGCGCTCGATCCTGACGACGTTGTTCACGACTTTGCCACTCGCAAGGATTTGAGGAACGGTGAAACTCACCGTCTTCTTATCTCGCGTGTAGGTGCCGTCAGTGAGCAACTTCGGAGGGGTGAAACGGAAAGTTGCGTGCTCTCGCACGCGATAATCCGCTGTCGAAGGAACCGTCACGTGGACCCCGTTCGGGACCGTGACACCGTCGTCCAAAAAGGACATGGCGGTACCGGCAGTCACCGTGATGGTGGCGCCGGACTGGATGGACATGTTTTTCAGGCCCATTTCTTACAGCGTTGCCGCTGCTCCTATGTTTTCGCTAAGATCGCACTTTGAAGCCTTTGAACAAACCGTTCAAGAGAGCAACATGGTCGACCATTTGCGAAAGGTTGAGATCACGGTAATTAACCGTGGGAAGTGGAGGTAAACTCGGATTTGCCGATCTCTGGACTGTGATGATGCGCTCATTGAACACACCGCCATCCGTATGAGAATACGAAGTGGCAGGTGCCGTGGCGACGTCGATGCGGACATTGGTCAATTTGTGAAAATTGAACTTCTGATCGCGTACGACGGTCCAAGAACCTAGGATTGAAACCCCAGGTTTTGGAGTGATGGCGTTAAGCCATACACCGACATCAACAAATCTGTCAACGACAAAGGAGTACGGGACGAGTTCCCATGCACTGGCCGGTACGTCAGAGAGGCGCAAGCCCATCCGACGAGCTGTCGCAGTGCCTAAGTTCTCATCCTGGAGCTGGTATAACACCCCAGAACTTACGAGCGCAGCGCGCTCGTAATCCGCGACCATGGTAACCTCCGTTGTACCCGGTCTGGACATCTTCGAAACATTACCGTGGGAAATCCACACAATGTTTTTGTCTGATGCCCTGGCCACACGGCGAACAGGTGTTTCGTGTTGATCGTATGCATCATACCACGCCTTCGCGATGCCTTGAATATCTTGGATGACAGGACGCCATCCAAAACGATACTCGAGCCACGCAGCGGACGCGGCGGACAATGCAGTGAGACCCTTAGAAACAAGCGTCGCTTTTCTCCGAACCATTTGCTCAAGAAGTTTCTGAGCAACGGAGAAGGGCTTCGCCAGCATAGAAGCCGTTTTATGGGCTTCAGCAACAGTGACCAAAGCCAGAAATTCCTCAGAAGCCACTTTTGAGTGAGCCCTAAGGAGAGTTCTAGCCTTGGCATCCGCTACACGCTGGTCGAACCACGCTGGATACGAGGGAGGTATACTCCATTCGCACGCCAACGACCCCGAAATCTCACGCGTGCCCCAAGAGGGGTGCGGCCCAAAACCGAGGTTCACCACCGTGGTGGATCGATCGTCTTTGAGTTGAGAATAGGGGTTCATGAAGATGTGTCCTTTCGCCACGAGCTTCTTGAAGCCCGGTACGACGGTGTCAGTCATCGTCCGCACGTCCGCGTTATACTGAGAGCCGCTAAACACGACGCCGGAATCGGACTGAATAGCCCCCGCAGGGGACTTATCAATTGTCCGCTTCCAGCTTCGGCTATAGGCTCCAGCAGTACGTGTACGTGTGGTCATGAAGATACCCAGTGGTTATCGATGACGACATG